CAATGTTTAATGTAGTTGCATTTGTATTAAATAATGCAGCGGTCGTACCAGTTGTTGTAAGAGCTGTCGAGGTACCATTGTTAATTGCAATGTTACCGTTAGTAATTGTTAAACCAGCAAATGTTGGAGAATCTCCTGTCTCTAAACCTAAATCTATGGTTGAACCAGCTACGCCATTTGTTGTTAATACAACTTGGCCTTGTCCTGGACTAGATAATGATGAACCTGAAACAATTCCTGCAGGAACACCTGTCAATCCTGAATATGGAGCTGTTGATGCAAATGATGCACTTAATGCTTGATTTGCGTATGATGATGTTACTGTTAATGTATTTGTAGTAGCATTGAATGTTAATGCTGCCGAATCTACGCGTACCGCTCTGTTGCCAGTAGTACCATCAGCAAACATTACATAATAAGGACCTGTACCAGTCGTTGTATCAGTTACTGCTACGTTATTTGCATTTGTTGCAGTAGTAGCTAATGTTGCATTATTAGCCCAACTTGATGTACCAAATAATGATGCAGTAACGCCTGTTACTGAAATTTGAGAAGCAAGTGTTAAACTATCTGAACCTTCAACTGCTAAATTAGTACCTGCTAAGTCAGTTAATAAGTTACCATAGGTAACATATTTGTTAGCACCATCATTAATAAAGAATTGATCTGTTGATGTTAAATCTGTTTTAGCAGTGGTTGGGAATATTGGTGTTGCAGTAACGCCTGTCAATCCTGCACCATTACCTTGGAATGAACCAGAGAATGATCCAGATAAATTTGAACTAGCACCAGTTAGTTGAATAGATGTTGTACCAGTAATAGTTGTACCATTATCAGTTAAACTAGCATTAGTTAATTGGCCGTTACCAGAATCCCATTTTTGTAATACGTTGTTACTTAATGATCCAGCATTTCTTAACGAAACGGTTTGTGCTGTTGAACCGTTAAAAGTAAATGTAGTAATACCAGAACCTTGTGTCAACGATGCTAATGTAGTAGCATTTGTTACGCCTGATAATCCAGCTCCACTTCCTTGAAACGATCCTGAAAATGAACCTGATAAAAATGTAGTAGCTGCTGTGCCACCTATTTGTTGATTGTTATTAACATTAACTTGACTGAGTGCTGCGGCGGATCCCGAGACTACTACCTTTTTCCATTCTGCCATGGTGTATTATCCTTTTTTATTCTCTTTTATATAAATATATGTTCAATTCATTTTTTAATCTAAACCAATAAAAAATGATGATGATGTAAAATATATCCCGCCATTTGGTGCCGTTCCAGTTAATTCTGCACTCTGTGTTGCTATGACTATTACGCCACTTTGTGATACTGTTAATACGGGTTGTCCGTTAAATTTCTTAATAATAAAAATATCATTTATATCACTTTTAATTTCTAATGAACCGGTTATAACAGCACTTCCGCTAAATGGAAATACATCACCAGCGTTTAATGCATATGATGCAGTTAATGCAAAACTAGAAGAAATATTATATAATGATCCGGTTTGTAACTGCCCCGGTTTAAATTGTCTACCCATTATGCCCACCTACCTTTCACTACAATTACATCTGTAGATTCAATTGGGTATCCTAATACTGCAATATCAAAAATAATGGTTTGCGTAGTCGTAACGGTTGGAGTCCATGTATATGTTATTTTGTCTACATACTGTCCATTAATGTATATATCAAATTCATCTTTTGTAGCTGGCTGCAGCGTTACTGGGTTAATTGCAGCGGTGCCGTTAATTGTAACTGAATTAACATTTGCATATATTCCAATCTTTTCAGTTAAATTAACTAAGTAATTCATTGTAGCTGCATTTAAAGTTGTAGATCCGCCTCCACCAGTAACTGCAACAATTCCGCCGGACATTACATAATTTTTAACTTGTAATACTTGTTGCGGTATAGTAGTTGTAGTAAATAAATTAGCATCTACATCAACAACACTATCAAATACAACTTTTTTTATAGAATACATTTTTTTAATTGTTTCTAATCTAGTTTCTTGTTCTGCTAATAATGTTGCATTGACTGTTATAGGAATCGTTGCTCGTACTAAACGATCTTCGCCTACTGCATTTACCGTTTCAAATGATACTGAACCCATTGATGCTGGAAATTTATTTCCTTCATTACCCCAAGAAAATCTATTATATGTTAAAATTTGATCTACTAAAGCTGTAATTTGTGGTGTAAAATCACACCAAAGCATCATTTCATATTCTATAGTAACATATTTAGGTATATCTACAACATAAACTTTCTGTGATGGTTGTGGTTCATTTTTTGGAATTGGAAATAATTCATCTTCGTAACGATTGCGCTCATTGTAGCGTCCTTTATATACTATAGAATTACCCGGGTATGGTCTATTAACATCCAACGTACGTTGTTCATCTCGTTCAACTACACTATTTCTTTTTAGCATAATTAATGGAGATTGTAACATTCCTTTTTCATCTCGCAAATACCCTAAACGACGGACATTATCCCATTTTTCTCCTGCGGCATATATTACGGGTACTGATAATGTTTGTTGATCTGCCGTAACTTGCGGTTGAATTTCATTCTCAATATACCATTTTATTGCATAATCAATATCATATATGGTACGTTTTGCACTGCGAACGATATCATCATCTCTACGTATTTGATTAGCTCGATTTAATAACAAATCTGGAGTTATTCCTTCTGTACGAGTTGGATTTGGTTTATTTGTTTTTCTATCGATATCTTGTCTATTTATTCTAGGCATTACTTTCCTTAACCTTTATATGCAGGAGATAAATTATTACCGCCTTTTCTTAAATTAGTAATACCTGTCGGTGTTTGACGAGTTGCATGAGCATCGCATAAAACAGAAACGCTATAACCAAACTGATCGCCATTAGGCCATGTTTCTGGATTCTTGCCGGCAAAATATTGATTTGCATCAACATTATCTAATTCATAATATTCGTTATCCCAAAAGATAATATCACCAACTTCAGGATAAAAATCTGCGCGTTCTAAAATATCTCTAGAAATAGCAAACTGCGCTGTACGTGTATATGAATGACCATAATCATCCATATTTGCCGTTTTAGTTTCTTTAGTTATGATACAAGGAATAAGTATCGAATCATAGTATGCTTTTTTCTCTGATTCTCCATATAGATTAGATGCACTTTTTTCTACAATCAATTTATAGAATTCAATTTCAGTATCAATAATTGCGTTAATTAATTCTGAATTAACTGCGGCTAAAAATCTTGCATCTCTAATACCACCAAAAAGTGCCATATGTTTATCTCCCTATCCAATGTATATTTTTAATGGTACTTTTGATAACATTTCATGCATTTGAGTTGCCTCAGCATTTTGACGAGTCATCATTTGTTCTTTTGTTAATTTATCTAAAAATTCGCGGAGCTGCGTAATCAATGTTTCTTTTTCAGCTTGCCCTTGTGAAACTAATTCAGCTCCATTAAGTGTTACTTCACCATTTGGAATAGGAACGCTACTATATTTATTGCGAATTAATCCTAACATTTCTTTTGCACTAGCAATACCATATTTAATTATCCACGCACGCCCCATATCATTAATATTCCTGTAGTTTTGATATGTATATGGTATATTTGATGCGTCACTTACAACATTGTTTAAAAGTGCTGTATTGCCGTATAAAAGTGCATCTTTAGTTTTTTCATCATCGAATACAAAATCAAAATATACTTTTTTGAAAAATGGCGTTGCTGATGAAGATCCAGTGCCAGAAACCGGTACGGGCCATATTTTTATATCATCGCCATGAATTTCAAATGAATAACTAGATTTACGTATTTGATCATTAAATTCAATTGACTGCAATCTAAATAAGTCTGCATTAATTGGCATCATCATAAATGATACTGACGGTGAGAATCCACCAAAATCAAACGCATCAAGTAATTGTTGCGAACCTAAACCCGTTCCTACAAATGGATCAAAATATCTTACAATAGCCGGCGGTGCATTATGAAGTACTCGTTTAACTTCTATAGATGATGTTGTAATGTTTATACCTAATGATGCAGAAACTGCAGCTCGTAAACTATATGTTTGTTGACCTGGAATAACATCAATTGACGCAGAATGCCAACGAAGTGTGCCGCCACTATCTGCTTCAGTGCCGTATGTTTTAGAAAGTTTGGTTATGTAACCAAATGAATTTCCAATCATTGCACCAGTAAAACTTGATCCACTTAAAAATGCAGATGCTGTTTGAACTCCTAATGTATTCATCAAGTTATTAACAATGTTAACTTGATTTACTTGATTTGAATATTCAATTACTGCCGCTTCAAATGCAGTATAAAAATTTATTGCTTGCATCTCAACATCCATTATGGGATATCCTAAATGTTGTGCTGCAGCCTTTGCAAATTTATCTGCTTGAGATTGAAAAACTGGATCTGTATCGAAAAAACCAAATGGTGTAGAACCCACTGTAAATGATGATGAGCCAGGCCAAATTGGTTTATTTTCTGAGTAATCCATAATGTTTCCCTTTTAAATATAAATATCAATATCTTTCATTTAGCAGTTTTAAAATTTCATCCAATGCTTCATGACGATGATTATCAAGCAATATAATTTCATTTACGTATTTTGATTTAGTCAATTTAGGAACTTCATGCACTGCTGAATCGTTACTAAATTTTAAATCTATTTGATATCTATCTCCTGTTAAGATCATAATACTGTCTTTTCCTAGACGAGATAATACCATTTGAAGTTGTTGTTTTGTTAAATTTTGAAATTCATCTACAATACAAATTGCGTGATCAAAAGTTCTACCTCGAAAGTGTGCTAAAGAAACCAATTCAATGTTTTCTTCTTTTTCCATTTTATCTAAAATTTCTGGTTTATTATATACTTTACGCATATTGCTACGCAGAGGAACTAACCATGGTTCCATTTTTTCTTCTAACGAACCCGGTAAAAAACCATTATCTTCATTCGATACTGTAGGACGCGTTATAATAATTTTATTGATTTGTCGTTTAAAAAACATATCTAATGCAATTTGAACTGCTAACAATGTTTTTCCGGAACCAGCTTTACCTAATATAAAATTAAAAGGTGTTTCTATAATTTTTGCTTTTGCTTGTTTTTGTTCTTCTGATAATGTAATTGAAAACTTAATGTCATTTTTTGGAGGGGTTTTCTCCCGATTTTGTGTAGCCATAATAACCTTATTAATTAAAACAATTTTGTAAGTGTAGATTCTTGAAGTGTCATATCCTTAAGTGTTTCTATTTTTCCTAAACACGCTTGGCGAATTGCTAAATATGTTTTTCTAGGAGGATATGAAGTCATTATCTTAATAGTAACTAATTCTCTATCTGGACCTAGGTCCTGTTCTATATGAACCATTAGTACTAATTCAATCGCTCTAATGCGATCTAATACATCAACCAAACGTCCATCATAACGTATAATGGCTTGCATTGAATACTTATTGTGCGGTACTGCCATAATCTTTTAATATAAATATTCATACAGTAAGAAAGGGTGACCGAAGCCACCCTCTCTTATTACCTTAACTAATTAATTGTTTAAATAATTAAATCAAATTAACTATTAAAGAACGTTAAGACCATGAACGTATACTTTTCCGTAGAATTCTGGACGAACTACTTTCTTCGCGTAACGTGTCATGACACCT